GGTAATGCTGATAACAATTTACCTGATAATTTAAGATTAGTTTGTGGCAATTGTGATATGCAATTACCAACTTACAAATCAAAAAATAAAGGTAATGGTAGAGCATACAGAAGACAAAGATATATTGAAGGAAAATCTTATTAGTTTAAGGATTTGATTCATTTTTTAAAAAAACTCTATCTTTTAGCTCAAGGATAGAGTTTTTTGCTGTATAATGAGCTATGGAAAAAAGTGTATTACAAAACTACATCGAGTTAAATTACTCAACAAGAAAAATTGCTGAAGTTACAAATATAAGTCAAACCAATGTACGTCACTGGCTTAAGAAGCATGGTTTAAAAACTACTCTGAAACCATTCAATGAACAAGAATATTCATGTGATTGTGGTGAAGCAAATCCTGAAAACTTTTATGGCCGTATGAAAAAGACTTGTTCCAAATGCCATAATTTGAGAACAGGTAAGACAGGAAAAAACAATAGACTTTTTGCTGTTAAAACACTTGGTGGAAAATGTATGGTTTGTGGTTATGCAAAATATACAGGTTCATTAGATATCCACCACTTAGACCCAAAAATTAAAGACAAGAACTTTAGTTGTATGCGTGGATGGTGTAAAGAACGAATATTGGCAGAAATCGAAAAGTGTGTGTTGCTTTGTAGAAATTGTCATGCAGAAGTTCATGCTGGTTTAATTGATTTGAAAGATGTGATATAATAGCGACATGAATACTTTTATTTATATTTTCGGAGCAATATTTACCGTCCTTTATGTTCCTGTTTTTTATCAAGTTTATATGTTAAGAAAAGATATTAAATCTTTGAAGAAAAAGACTGAAAAACTCGTAGATTGATGGTATAATAGATTCATAAGAAATCAAGGCTCTATAGTTAAATGGATATAACACGGATCTTCTAAGTCCATATTTTAAGTTCGATTCTTAATGGAGCTATTTTTAATCCCATCCTAAACAGATGGGATTTTTTATTAACAATCACTAAACCTTAAAAAAATCTACAGATTTTTTTAAGATCTATCTGTTGTTAATGTTTTTTTCTTCTTGACATATTTCAGTATTTATTGTATGATTTGTTATGACCAGAAAACTTGACTACACCGTTTCCGAGAACATTAAAATCCGCTCCAAGAACCGCATCCACATTCCAAAGAAGTATGCATCTTATATTGGGCTTAAAGAGAAGTTTGTTGCTCACGTTACCAATCTTAATGGCTCTTATATTATTTCCGCTTGTCCTACACCTGAATCAAAGAAATACATGGTGGACAAAGATGGTGCTGTTCGTTTCCCTGTACAAAAGAACGAATATAAGATTATGATTGCTGATAGTGTTGTGGTGATTCTATGAGTATGTTCCTGAATGCTTTTGAATTTACATCTGAAGATATTGTGACTATTTTAAGAGCGCATGATTCAGAAATAACAATTCATCAGTTGGCAGAATTACATAGCATTCTTGACCACGATTCTATTGTTCGCTCTGCTCTTCAATATAATGACTCTGATATGCAACTTAAATCCGCTTTGTCTCATGCAGAAGATTTAATGATAATGGATGGTCTTTATATCACAGAACCAAAAAGATTCTACGTTGACGATTAACTTAAGAAAAACATTTGCCAGGGTTGTTTATTTTATCGAGCAAACTAATCAAGGCAAAAGTAAAAAAACCATATTAAAGGAACTGGATTTATCTGAAGATGAATTCCAGTTTATTTTAAATGCTATGCTTTCTTTTTCCGCACTTAAAGATAATGAGGCTACTATATCATCTTTAGATATTATTGGAACAGTTTATATTGGTGGAACTTACGTGACCATTAATAACAAAGACGTAATATCCTTATGACAAATGCGTTGAGAAGTTGGTATAATAATGTTAACTTGTTTTTAACCCTCCTCCAATTAAAACAAGTACATCGAGGAGCAGTTGAGATTCCCCTTTCTTGACTGCTCTTTCTTTTTGCGATATGATAGTGTCATGTATATAGCAGTAGACGCAATAGCAAGTGAAGATGACCCAAAACTCTCTTATCTTTTATTTCCTTACGATGAAGAGTTATTAGATGCGATTGAAGAGAACTTAAAAGAAATCAGAGTTGAAGATGAGATTATTTTTTCACTCGATGATGTCTTGCTCATTCGTGGGGAATTTCATTATGTTCGTAAAAAGGTAACGATGACTGATATCTCCGAGCATAGATTTAGCCTTGGTCATAATACAGAATCCATTCCAGAGTTAGAGAATTCAAAACTCCACGTTGCAAATGATTACTTTTATTTCTCAGGCTACAGAAAAGCCACCAGAAACGACAAATCAAATTTAAAGTATGTGTCTGGAAACTTTAACTTGATTACTATTGAAAACTTGAGGAAATATGTCAAAAGTAAGAAAGCAATGGTAAAATAAACTATGGAACCAACAGTATGGATTTACTTTTCAAAAACTGGCACTGGATATGAACTTAAAGGCACTGATATTATTTCTGGCTTTGATGCTTTTGTTCATACAGCCGGAACTTATTTAATCGAATATTCTTTTGCAGAAATTAAAGAAGAGATGTATTTCTTTATTTATGAATGGGACAACTCACAAAAGAAACGCCGAACCATTTATGAACGACACCAAAGACAAAACATCTTATTGAACTTTGCTAAAAATGTTGATTTAGTTCATAATATTAGGCAAGCGATTTACAAGGAATATATGGACGAAGAAGAATTAAAAAATGCAAACTCCTGAATACTAGGATAAAATAAACTATGAAACCAAAGTACTGGATTTACAATCCAAAAACAAATTCAGGAAGAGAACTATCTTACGGTAAAGATTTTGTTATCGGTCTGTATGGTAAGGAACTATTTGTTGATGGTGTGTTCCCTTCAAATGATGGTGAAGCATATTTGATAAAGTATGAATTTGGTGAGTTTTCAGGAGAATGGGGCTTTGTTGTTTATGAATGTAAAACCAACCAAGAACGAAATTCCCTTTGGTATCCAGCAAAAATCTTGATGGGTCTTTATAATGATGTACAACTCCCATCTAAAATCAAAAATAAAATCCTATCAAAGTACAAGGAATTAGAAAATGCAAACTCGTGAACAAAAACTTAAACTATTAAATAAAACAATTGAAACATTATGGCACGGTGTTTCTGATACTAAAGAGGGCGATTATCCAAAAATCATCAATCTTTACAAAGAAGTGCTAAAGCTGAACCCAAAAGACAGAGATGCTTGGGAGAATATGGTTTGGCTTATGTGGTCTATGGCTATTAATAAGAAAGATACAGCATGGTTATTTGAGGCTGAAAAGTTTGCAAAAATGTATCTATCTGTTAATCCTAATGGTTATAGAGCATTTGAATATGTTGGACAGTTTTATCGCATTATGATGGTTGATGAAAAACTGGCCATCCGATATTACGAAAGTGCATTAAGATGGAAAGATGCACCAGAAACAACATTCCATTCTCTCACCTCTTTGTATATTAAACGTGGAGATAAAATAAGAGCCATTGGAAATTGTCGCTTTAATTTAAAACGATTCCCCAATGACCCTTATGCAAAATCTAAGTTAAAAGAACTTACAAAGTAATAATTATCTCACTGGTCTTTTCCGGTGAGATTTTTTTCTTTTGAGAGTAAATATAACAAAACAACGTAAAAACCAACAAGGGTAAATAATATTCCCATTATTTGCATATTGTCCTCCAAAAATATTAACGAGATCTATTTCTTAAAAAATCTTTGATTTTTTAAAATATATCCGTTGTTAATAGAATTTGATATAATGTGATATGACTGAATTTGAAAACGCAATCTATCGTAACTTAACCTTTACATCCAACAAAATAATAAGACCAAGAGCAACAGAAATGCGAGGTTTTAGAGTTGGATATCCTGATGGCACAAGAGGAATACTTTGGGTATCAGGACGCAAATACCATATAAGAATAGAAATGCTTGGGTCTATTTTTAATGTTATAGTACCCAAGCATAAAGGACGAATATTACTTGAAGAGTTTTTCCTCAAGTATGGAACAGAAAAAGTTTACGAAGATGTTTGAACCTTTTTCTTCCTTTCTGGTTTCTGGCAAACATCGTGAATCACCTCTCCACTTACAGGCAATTCCGCTTCTAAATCAACAGTAACAGTCTTTTTGCAAACTTTACATTTAGAAGAAAACTTAACCTGACTCAATACAGTAAAGTTCTCTAAGGAATGGTTTTTGTTGTGTGCAGATATTTTAACCTGTGCCATTAAAGGTAGTGCTTGAAAAATACTCATAGCACTAGTATATCGTTTAAAAAAATATTTGACAACTATTGACATATACGATATTATTATTCTTGTAAGGGAAGAGATATGAAGACTGTAATCTGGAACAACAAAGAGGTATGGAATCAAAGTCATCATTTTGAGCCATTAATCGAAGATATCACTGGTTTTAATTTGAAAGAAGATTTATGCTCTGAAACTGTTAAATACATGGCTAAACGATTTTCCGAAACACCATATCAGAGAAGATTCAGAAGTATTTTTTCAATCTACCAAGACGATTACAAAGCACTGGTGGAAAAGTTTAATCAAGAAGCAGAAAACAACGGAAAGATTGAGGTGAAGTAATGAAAAAGTTCAAGAAATATAATGAGGAGTTAAGCCTAGCATCTGGCACTGAAATGATGAAAGCAAGCCAGATGAGAACTGTTGTATTTAACGACAAAACAAAGTACAATAGGAAAGTTAAGCACAAGAAAGGCTCCAACGATGACTGAAGAATCTGCATTTGACTTTGAAATCGACACAGAAAAGTTCGATACAATACGAAGAAAATACTCCCTTGATAAAAACAAAGATTTATCAAATGGTGAAGTGATTGATATTCTTATTGATAATGCATACAAGAACGCTATCCCTAAGAAAAGAAATAGGGTTGGAGTTGATGTTGTTAAGCAAGCAGTTAATGAAGGTTTAAGTGTTTCTCAAATCTGTGAAAAGTACGATATTTCAATGTCTACTGTATTCAGACTCAAGAAACTATCCAAAGCACTATAATATTATTCTTCCAAATAAAAAACCCTCTATATTGAGGGTTTTTTATTGACAGAGCCCTTAAATGCCTGTAATATATAGATGTAAATGACGGGTACCATTTACGATTCCTTCCTTTCGGAATAAAAAACCCTCTCTAGCGGCAAATAATAGAGAGGGTTTTTTATTAACCATCCCTAGAACTTAAAAAATTCTATAGAATTTTTTAGAATATATCAGTCATTAATAAAAAATATCCCTTGACTTTCGTCAAGGGATATGATAGAGACTACGATATCTCAAACAAGAATGTAGGAGATTTCTCTTTGGTTGGTTGTGAGAAACTGTAAGGAACATACAACATATCTGTCATTGTGCTGTACAGATAAGTCTTTCCGCACATTTCCCCATTGTCAGGGTTTAAGTGCCAAATCTCATTACCAAAAGAATTCACACCATCAAAGTAGTTTTCTTCTGGTGCAAATACATCATAAACAAAGAAATACCAGCAAGTTGGGTTTGCTTTGTACTGTGTTACGATAAAGGACTTGCCATCGAACCAAGTACCCTGACCAACGAAACCGATACATGATGAATTGTTGCTAACGTCCTTGACATTAACAGTCATCGACATCCGAACTGTAGTAGTGTTTTCCATACCTGTAATATATCATCTGGGATATTGGTTCGCCACATAAATTTTAAAAATAAATAGATGAAAAAAGTTCTTGCAATCCCCTTAGAGATGGTGTAATATATTGGTGTGAGGTTGGAATCGAGAACCAACTTCTTCCAGTAAAAGACCAGAACGGCTAGAATCTATTGCGAGATTCAAACAAGGGTAGCAACCTTGGAGTGGTTTAGTCCACAATCTTTTACTGAACCCTTGGAGATGGTTGACGCAAACAATCTATCCAAGTATAATGATTTGTGGTTGGGTGCTATGCTCTCATTGAGACACGGGCAACATCGG